TATTGTTCCACCAATTTTTTTAACACCCTCTACAGATTTCTCTTTTGCCGCAAATTTTCTTTTAGATTCTGCTGCCTTAATTGATTTTATAGCATTCTTTTCATCTTCAATTCTACTTGCATAATCAAATGCAAGTTGCTTTTGAATTTCTATAAGAATATTATTAGTCTCTGCAAGAGTTTGATCAATAGGTGTAGTTTTAGTTTGGAGGTATTTTGGATCAACTGTTCCTGCTTTACCACCATATCCCATTCCTTTTGGGATTTTTATTGTAGTTGAAGACCCAACAGGAGATTTAGCACCACGAAACATTGAAGAAGAGACATTAGTCTTCGTCAATTTAGGTTTTGATGTTATAGATGGTGCCTTGAGTAATTGACTACTGAATGCCATTCTCTTGTTGTGCCTTTAAATTTTCTTCTTCGACATATTGCTGGAGTAAAGTTAAATAAATTTCTTTCTCCCAAGGAATCATATTTTCTAACTCTGTTAAGCTATATTTATGATGCTGCATCAGGGCAAAATTTACTTTATAGTATGACTCAAGACTTGTATGGGCCATACTTAACTGAAAAAACTTGCTAATCCCTCAAGAACAACTTCAGATTCTACATCAGTATTTGGATTTTTAACCTTTACTTTATGAGAAAGTTTGGGCATGGTAGAGAAAAACTTTTCAACTTCTTTAAATTGTTTTGTATTCAATTGCTCAATAAATTCATCAAGTTCTTTCCTAGTACAATCAGATGCTTCCCAACTCTCTTCTTCATTATAAATTGTATCAACACAAGATGTAATCATTGAAAGAGACTGACTTACTTCACTACCTTTCTCTGAGGTTTCAAAATTACTTTCAATAAATTGATCCATCGATGGATACTTCAGTTTCATCATAAGTTCATCATCAAGTTTAATGATGTTTTTATGTCCTCTTGTTTTTTGAACTTTGATAGAGTCAATTGCAATCTCTAATTCAACTTGCGTTTCGCCATCATCAGGACATGTTACATTAACCTCTACAGTTTCACCAACAGACTTGGCACGAACATTCAAGAACAAATACTCAATATCAAAAGTCGAAAGTGATTCTACCTTAACATCCTTTGTAATAATACAATCACCAAGAATTTGAACAATAGAACTAGTAATCTGTTTCATATCTTCAGATTCCATTGCCATAATCAGAATTTTTTCTTCTCTGACTAAAAAGGGACGATATTTAATCTTCTTTCCATTAGATGGCAATACCAACTCATAAGTCGGAGTATTAATTTTTGGTAAAGGCATGATGACCCATTATAACTTCAGTTGTGATTATTTATTATGGTTATTGAGATACACTGATTACCTTTCCAGTTTTAGGATCACGAATAAAACTTCCAGGGCCATTAAAACCTGGCTTGTTTTGTTCGGACTGGATGCGATCAGATATTAAACCAGCATTAAGTTCTTTTTGTTGTTCTGGTGTTAATGATGTATTAACTGACGAGTTCATGATATATCGATCATAATTAAAACTCACAGTTACTTTAAGTAAATCAGCGGCACCATAGGCAACTGGAATTGCAGTCATTGATTTTGGAAATGCATTGATAAATTTATATTCTAATATTGTTCCAACAATATTTCTTTCAAATTTATAAATTTTCATTTCAGAAACTTTATAATAATCTGGATATGCCATTCTTCTGAAATATCCCTTATCAGTACTTTGCGGTCTTCCAGCACCAGAGATATAATCCATCCATGCCTCAAAGAATTTTATAGAATCATAATTTTTATCAACATAAAAAGTAAAATCAGTATCGGCATATAAACGAGTATGAGCAAATTCTTGTGTTACTCCTACGAAATTACCTTTGACTTCTGCAGTTGCATATGATGAGGTAGGCAATGATGCATCAGAACACAGAAGTCCAAGTTTTCTGGATGTAAATTGTTTATTAGTCAATCTACCATATTCTGTTATATGATTTGCTAATTTTGAATTATTATTATCCACCATATTGGTAGAAAGTTGAGGTATTTCTACCAAATAATTATTAGTAAGTGCTGGATTTCCTATTATCTCTTTGGCATCTCGCATTGTAATTGCTTTTACAAGATTATTTGCCACTCTAAATACCTGTACGACTACTTGATTATTAGTTATTTAGATGTCATATAAGGGAAAATATAAACCATCTTATCCCAAAAAGTATAAGGGCAATCCACATAACATCGTTTATCGTTCCTTATGGGAGCGCAAATTTATGGTCTACTGTGATAAGAATGAAAATATTTTAGAATGGGCAAGTGAAGAATTAGCAGTTCCATATCGTTCCCCAATTGACAATAGAGTTCATCGTTATTTTCCAGACTTTTATATTAAGGTCAAAGAATCTAACGGAACAATCAAAAAGAAGATTATTGAAATCAAACCATTTAAGCAGTGTATCGAACCTAAAGTTAAAAAAATAACATCGAAAGGTTATATCTATGAAGTCGTTGAGTATGCTAAAAATAAGGCAAAGTGGAATGCCGCCAAAGAATGGTGTTTAGATCATGGTTATGAGTTTAAGGTCCTTACAGAAAACGAACTCGGTATTAAGTAATGGCAAGAACAATCAAAAGGGGTGGAAGAACAGGAAGATCATATTATTATGTTTCTCAAACTGGTGAAGTAACTACAAGTAGTGATCCAAATGTAAAAGTAGGTTCTAATGTTTATGATGATGGAGTTCTAAAAAATCCAAATAGACCAACAGATGATGATGATAATCGTGTAAGAAATATTGTTGGGGATTTAATCGGCACTGAGACACCTGATGATTTAATGCTAGAAATATTAGAAGCAGTTAAAGATTCTGTAACTCCCATTCCCATTCCTGGAAAATTTTATACTTATATTTACATTGCCGAAACTCCAAACATAAGATATGATCAACATCCATTAATTTATTGCGAGAATATATCTCAATCTAAAAATGGAAATATATATTTCAATGGAACTAATTTTCACTTTCCCTCACAAAGAGTGTATAGGATTGATAGAGTTGTTGGTCAATTGTATGAAGTATATGCAGGTGAAATTGCCGACCTGAGAGAAATTCCTTATGCTAAGTTTTTAGATATTTAAAATTATAAGAATATACGAAATCTATCCAGAAGAGATGTCTGATGTGATAGAACTCGGTTTTGCTAAAGTTCGTTCTAAATAGTTGTAAAAAGAAAGAAATATATATGACACAAACACCAGGAATTAGGGATCCTTTAGGAACTCAAGCAGAGAAAGCAAGACGACAGGCAGGTGGAACTCCTGCTGGTGCCAAATTGATTCCCGGCACTGGACCAAATGCAAATGGTGGAAATACTAGTGGGTTTATCGGACCATTCACCAAAGATAATCCGGCACCTACGGCACCTACGGCACCTATAAACATTCCATCACTTGGTCTTAAAGCATCATCTTATATTGAAAAATCTGGAGGTCTAATCTTAAGATACCCATATGAGGCATTGACTGAATCTACAGATTATTTACAAATTGATATTAGACAATATAATTCAGTAGCAGCAAGTAATACAAGTGGCAGTATAATTTCTGATGGTTCGAGAAGAATAAATGAATCTCCAAATATTTTACCTAAAAAATTACCATCATCAGGATTATCTAGAAAAAAATTAGTCAATGCCGGAACAATACTTTTACCGATGCCATCAAATATTCAGGATGGAAATTCTGTGTCTTATGCTTCTGGAAATCTTGATGGAATAACTGCCGGAATATTTGATGCGATTAAAAGTGGTATAGATGAGGCACCGGGTGGATCAAACACAAATCCAATACAACAAATGATATCATCAGCAGGTGGAGTAGTAGGTAACTTGGCAGGAAAGTTTACCGAAAATCAAGGAGCAATTAAAGATATTATAATGTCGGATATAATGTCGCAAGCGGCAAATATTCCTCTTAGTGGTTCATTAACAAGAGATGCTGTTTTTGCAAGAACTAATGGTGAAATTTTAAATCAAAATGTAGAACTTTTATTTAATGGTGTTACTTTAAGATCATTTAAGTTCTCTTTTAAATTTACTCCAAGAGGACCAAAAGAGGCACAACAGGTTGGACTTATAATCAATACATTTAAGCAAAATATGGCAGCAAAATTGGGAAACAACTCAGCAAGTCAAAGTGCGACAGCAGATAATTTAACAGCAAACATATCATCAAATAATATGTTTTTAAAAACTCCAAATGTTTTTGAGTTGACTTATAAAAGAGGTGCGAGCT